GTCATCGATAAAGACAAGGGGTGGAAAGCGCTCGGCAAGGCTGTCGCGAAGCTCGGCGACGGCCCCTCTGTGCTCGTCGGCGTTCAAGGCGCGAAGGGCAACGCGCCGCACGGCGCCGACGGCCTCACCAACGTCGAGCTCGGCACGATCCATGAGTTTGGCCTGGGCGTGCCGGAGCGCAGCTTTATCCGCGCGGCCATCGACGAGCACGAGAGCGACCTGGTCGACTTCATGGCGATACTCGGCCAGCGCTGCTTGCTCGGCGAAGTGACCGAAGAGTTTGCCCTTGGTCTCACCGGCGAGAAAGCGGTCGACCTCATCAAGGATCGCATCCTCGCCCACATCCCGCCGCCGCTGTCCGCGGCGCGCATCGCGGACAAGGGCGGCATCACGACGCCGCTCGTCGAGCACGGTACGCTCATCAACTCCATCACCTGGGAACTGGAGGCGAAGTAGCGTGAACTGGCAACTCTTCGCCGACGTCACGCGCACATGGGTCGCGTGCACTTCCCAGATTGTGATCGACAGCGTCGTGTGGACCGGCGAGCCCGAAGGCATGCTGCCGCGACCGCTCGCGCGTCTGAATCTGCTCGGCGCACCCTACCCTCCCGGCAGCGACGAAGTGAGGTATGTGTCGCAAGGCGACGGCCAAGACGCCGCCGTGCGCATCATCGGCAGCCGCGCGATCACCCTGAGCATTCTCGTGCAGACGCGCGACGGCACGCCGTGGGGCCGAGCGTTTCGCTACCTCGAGCGGGTGCAGAACAGCCTAGCGCTGCCGAGCACGTACAACACTTTCGCCAAGCTCGGCATCTCGCTCGAGCAGCCCGCCGGCATGCTCGTCGACCTGCTGCGCTTCCATGACTTCCGGAAGGAATCCGCCGCAAGCCTCGACCTCCGCATGGCCTACGCGTTCGACACGATGTGTGAGTGCGGCGAGGCGCTCGTCCCGGAAACTATCGGCACGATCGAACACGTGCGCGTTGCCGGCACCGTGCACACGCCATTCGGCGGCGACGTCGACGTCGTGCAGGTCCCCCAAAGACAGTTCGACAAATAGGTGATGCATGGGCACTGAGATCGAAGTCATCCAACACACAGTCGTCGTTGCCGACGCTACCGTCACCCGCTTCGGCTTCGGCATTGCGCTCATTGCGGTCAACCACTCTTACTGGCCTGAGCTAGTTCGCACATTCAGCACGGCCGACGAGCTCACGCTGCCCCCGTTCAACGTGCCGCAGAGCAGCGAGCTCTACCGCGCGGCGAAGCAACTCAAGTCGCAGTCGCCGAGCCCTCCGACCTACAAGGTCGGCCGACTCACCGGCGGCTTTACGCAGACGTTCTCGCTCACGCCGGCCGCGCCGAGCGCACCCAACCAGCACTACACAATCACCATCGACGGCGTCGCGGTCGACGTCACGGCGTCGCCGCCGACCACGGCCGACGCGGTATGCACGCAGCTCATCACGGCTATCAACGCGATCACCGACGTCACCGCGACCGGCACCTCGAGCGTCGTCGTGACGAGCGACACGGCCAACGTCACGCACGCAATCTCGAACGTCTCGAGCAACCTCACCTTCGACGACACGACGCCGGCGCCGAGCGTCTTGCCCGCTGTCGACTTGGCGGCCATCCGCGCAGCCGACGGCGATTGGTACGCGCTCGTCATGCTCTCGCCGAGCCAGGAAGCTATTCAGAGCGCCGCCGCCTGGGCGCAGCTCGAGCGAGCCATCTACCTCGCCGCGAGCGCTGACAGCGCCATCCCGACGTCGGCGACGACTGACATCGCCAGCGTGCTGCAGTCGCAGTCATTCACGCGCGCGTCCGTTTGGTACCATCCCAACCCGGCCGAGCATCTCGACGCGGCTGTCGTCGGCGCCCTTCTGCCGAAGCTCCCGGGGCCGATTACGTTCGCCAACAAGGGCTTGGCGGCGGTCACCATGCAGAGCCCGAACACGTCGCAGCGCCTCGCGCTCAAGACGAAGAAAGCCAACTGCTACGTCAACATCAAGGGGCTTGGTTTCACGCTGTGGGGCTGGGCGGCGAGCGGTCGCTATTTGGACGTCACCGTCGCGATCGATTGGTTCGACGTCAACATTGAAGATCGCATCATCTCGCTACTGCGCAACAACGACGTGGTGCCGTACACGGAGAGCGGCATCGAGCTCGTGCGCAGCCAAATCAACGGCCAGATTCTCGACGGCATCGCCCTCGGAATCATCGACGGACAGCAGCCCTACTCCGTCACTGCGCCGGCCCTCGCGAGCATCGACCCGGCGCTCAAGACGCAGCGCATCTTGCCGGACATGCGTTACACGTACGCCCTCTCCGGCGCCATCCACCAGGTCCGCGTTGTCGGGCTCGTGCAGGTCTGACCCACACCATCAAGAGCCATAGGAGCGCGCCATCATGGGATTTAAGGCTTGGAACATCAAAGAGCTCAACCTCTCGCTTAACGCGGTGCCGCTCGACGGCGGCGGTTATGCCGAAGACGAAGTACTGACTATCGACTGGACGGAGGATTGGTACGCGAAGTACGTCGGCGCCGACGGTGAGGTCACCCGCACGCGCACCAACAACTTCTCCGCGACGGCGACGCTCAAGTACGCGCAGACGGCCGATGCCAACGACCGTCTCAGCGCCATGCTCTCGGCCGACATCGCGGTGCTCAACGGCGCAGCGTGCGGCGTGTTCATGGCGCGCGACCTCGCCGGCAGACTGCTCGTGACCAGTGCTCGCGCTTGGATCGTCGCGCCGCCGGCCATCAAGCTCGGTAAAACTGTGCAAGTTTTCGAATGGAAAATCGATTTAGCGGACGCCCGCACGTCGTTCTTTGGGGGTCGCTAAACACGCATGCCAACACGCGCGGTCAAAGAGAAGGTCATTGGAGGCCATCGCTACGAGGTGACGCTGCTCGGCGCTAAGCAGGGCCGTGCGATGCTCGTGCGGCTCATGCGCTCGCTCGGCCCGGCCACGGCCGGCTTCATCGAAGGCACGCTGCATGCGAAGGGCGACATCACTGTGTCGCTCGCGTCTGGCGCTTCCGATGCGATTCGCGAGCTGTCGCAGCGCGTCACCGAAGCCGACTTCGCGGCCATCAGCGACGAGCTCGCGCGGTTCACCGTCGTGCACCTCGACGCGGAGCACGCGCCTAAGCTCGACGCCATCTTCGAAGAGCACTTCGTCGGTCGATACGACGTCATGCTGCAGTGGTTTGCTTTCGGGCTCGAGGCAAACTTCTCGAGTTTTTTCGCAGGTACCGCGAGCGACAAGAGCACGCTCGCGGAGCGACTCAAGAGCTTGATGTCGTTACTGCCGCAATCCCCCCCGGCATCGACTGGGACATCCACCGCATCGCAACCAGCACCCACTACCGGGCAAGCCTAACGGAGATATTTCACGACTGGACTCTTGACGACCTCTACGACGCACACGCGGTGTTAGACATGTACGACGAGCTAGAGCGCCGACAAGCAGCCGCCATAAAGGATCGCCAGTGAGCGCGGTCGTCTTACGCGAGCTCGTCGCAATGCTCGGCCTCCAGGTCGATGAGAAGGCTTTCAAGAAAGCAGACGAAGGGCTCAACAAGGTCAAGAAAGGGCTCGAGGGCGTCGACGGCAAGATGCGCGACGCCAAGGGCCGATTCCTCAAGACCGGCCAAGCCATGGGCGACGGCGCGGCGGATGGTGCGCGCGCGAACGCCAAGTCGATCGCCAAGAAAGTCGCAGACGGCGGCGGCATCGGCGACGCGATCGGCGCCACGCTAGGCAGGTTCATCGGCGGCGCCGCCGTAGTCGCCGCGATCGCGCACATGACCGAGCTCGCCAGCTCGGCCAATGAAACTGACAACGTGCTGCGTGAGGTATTTGGCGCTGCCGGCGAGGCCCAAGTGCATGAGTGGGCGGCATCCGTCGGCGCATCCATGGGGCGTTCAAAATACGCCATGGAGGCCAACGCCGCGGCGCTCGGCGCAATGCTCGAGCCCATGACGGGCAACGCCGCCGAAGCGCAGGAGATGTCGCAGAAGTTCGCCGAGCTCGCCGTAGACTTGGGCTCCTTTTTCAACGCCAGCGACGAAGACGCACTCGCCGCATTGAAGAGCGGCATCACTGGCGAAGCCGAGCCGCTCAAGAAATTCGGCATCGTCATGAACGATGCGACGCTCGCTGAGTACGCGCACACGCAGGGCATCGGCAAGAAGCTCACCGCGATGAGCAACGCGGAAAAGACAGAGCTTCGCTACGGCTTCATTCTGAGCAAGACGACCAAAGCGACCGGCGATGCGATCCGCACCTCCGAAGGCTTTGCCAACCGGCAGAAAGCGCTCGGCGACTCGATTCGCGACCTCGCGACCGACATCGGAAAGAAGCTCTTGCCCGTCGCCAACAAGATGCTTGGATGGGTGCTCAGCTCCATCAAGCAGTTCGGCAAGCTCACGCAGACGAGCAACATCCTAAAGGCGGCGTTCGTCGTGCTCGGCGTCGCCATGCTCTACGCGTTCGGTCCGGCGGCGCTCACGATTGCCGCCGTGGCGGCGGGTCTGGCCGTCGTCATCGGTGTGCTCGACGACTTGATCACGTGGTTTGAGGGCGGCGACTCACTCTTCGGCGACCTACTCAATCAGATGTTCGGCGAGGGCGCATCGGAGAAAGCGCTCGCCGGATTCAAGGGGGCCATCGAAGCCGCGCGCGAGGTCTACGACCGGTTTATCGAGACTCTCAAGAGCTTCGACTGGGAGGGTTTCTTTGACCGATGGGGTCGCCGCATCCGGGAGTTTGGCGGCACGCTCCGAGAGTTTAAGAACAAATGGGACGAGGTTCTCTACGAAGAGGCGGGCTCGCCAACGAGCGGCCCGCTCGCCGAGCGGCACAACGCGCGCGTGCTCGCCGAAGCCGCGGACAACCTCGCAACGCAAGGGCGAAAGAAGCGCGCCGACGAGCTGCACGCCAAGGTGCTCGCCGAGAGAGCTGCAGCGCAAGCCGAAGAGCAGCGGCGGCTCGCGGCCGACACGGAAGCCAACCGCGGCACGCCGGGCTTTGCGTACGCCAGCCCCTACGCATCCTATTCCGGCGGCGCCGTCACGGCACCGCTGCCGCCGCCGGCGTCGACGATCAACAGCATCACGCCGGGCTCGGTCATCATCAATAACTTCCTGCCGCAGAACGCCAACGTCTCCGACTACACGCGCGCGCAGCAACGCGCGAATGACATCCAAATGCGGCGCACCAAAGAAGCGCTCGAGCGCACCGCGCCGTAGGAGCCGAGCCCGATGCCGTTCAACAACACGCGCGAAGTTACGCACATGCAAATCGATGGCATCTGGATCGACTGCAGCGTGCGCGAAAGTCACGGCATGACGGCGCAGTGCACGCAGTTTCCGGTCGAAGACGGGCCCAACATCAGCGACCACGTGCGCACGCAGCCGGAGACGCTGCACATCGAGGGCATCGTGACCAACACGCCCATCGAAGCGCCGAAGTCACACGCGGGCTCTGACGTGCTCATGAGCACGAGCTACCCGCTGCTCGACCGAGACGGCCGCGCCATTCTCACGACGAGTGACACGTTCAAGACGTACCCCATCGAAGGCGAGCCGGTCGCTGGCTGGCTGAGCGTGCTGCCATTCGTCGGCCAGGTCTACGACCTCTCGCGTGCCGCGAGCGACCCACGCACGCCCAAAAAGAAGCTGCAGATGGCGGTCACGGAGCCCCAAGGCATCCGTAACAACATGTCGATGCAAGCGCTGCAGATGGTAGTCGCGCCGACCATCACAAGCACGCCGCTGGGGCCGAGCGACGCGAACGCGGTCGGCAGCTCCTTCGACCGCGTCGCCGCCGTCGCGGCCGCGCTGCGTGACACCTACGCGCGGCGCAAGGCAGTCCAGGTCGTCACCGCCTACCGCGTCTACAACAACGCCGTCTTGGTTGAGCTCACCGTGACGCGCGACGCGTCGAGCTCGGCGAACGCGCTCATGTTCACGGCGCAATGCCAGATGGTCAATATCGTCGGCGTCACGTACGGCTCGCCGGTACCCACGCAGGTCCGCGCCACGCCGGCGAAAGCCAAGGGTACACAGAACACCCAACCGACCAAGCCCGGCGAGGTCTCGCCCGACCTCAAGCGTAAGGTGGGTTTTATCAAACAAGGTTTTACCGCATTACGAGACAGACTCACGGGCGTCGCGCCCGCTCCCTAACGCATGGCAAGCATCCGCATCACGACGACGCCAGACGTCGACACGACCCAACGCGTGCAGCTGAGCGGCTCGAGCTACTCGCTGCGCATCGTTTGGAGTCAGCGCGGCGCGTGCTTTCGCATGAGCGTGTCGGATACCGCCGGCGTGCCGCTGATTGTCGGCGTGCGCATGATCACCCTCTATCCTCTGCTCGAGCGCTACCACTACAACACCAAGCTCCCTCCGGGCGACCTCTGGTTTCTCGACTTGCGCGACGAGAGCGGCAAGCCGACGCTCGCCGAGATGGGCGACCGCTATCGCCTATATTACGTCACAGACGACACGTGGTGACGCATGGCCGACCAGAGCATCATGCCGGCCGACGCACTCTTCGACCGCGTCTATTCGCTCCAGGTCGAAGACATGACCATCACCGAGCTCAACGTGAGCTTTCACGTCAAGCGCTCGCTCTCCGCGAAGGTGTCCGGTCGCTGCGACGTCGTCATCAACAACCTCTCCGAAGACACCCGCAAGCGGCTGCATGCGATGCGCCAGGTCTACGTCTCGCTCGAAGCGGGCTATGCACCCACGGGCCTAAGTCTCATCTTTCGCGGCGACCTCTCGGAAGCCTGGAGCTCGCGCGACGGCACGCAGTGGACCACGACCATCACGAGCGACGACGGCGGCAAAAAGAAGAAAAGCGCGCGCGTTCAACGCAACTACGTACAGGGCACACCCCTTGCCAAAATCATCACCGACATCGCCGCCGCTATGCAGGTCGGCGCCGGCAACGCAGCGACCATCGCGGCCGACGCCCGCTACTGGCAAACGGGGCAAGCCGCCGTCGGTAAAGGCATCACGACGAGCGGCGACGCCGCCCAGCAGCTCGACCGCATCACGCGGTCGTGCGGGCTGTCGTGGTCGATTCAAGACGGCCAGCTGCAGTTTCTGCCAACGCGCGCGGCAGCGTTACCGGACCCGCCGATTTTGCTGTCGCCGCAGAGCGGCTTGATTGAGTCGCCGGAGCTAGGCAAGGACCAGATAGTGAAAGCTCGCACGCTCATGCTGCCGGGCTTGTATCCCGGTCGCCAGGTCGAGCTCGACACGCGCTATGTCGACGGCGTCTATCGCATCGACTCTGTAACGTACAAGGGCGAGTGGCTCGGCAGCGATTGGGGCACTGAGCTCGAGCTAAGCGCTCTGCAGCGCTAGCCCCTTGCGCTCGGCGCGACTCTGCCGGTACGCGCTGACATGCAGAGCACCGACCCAACGCCCACCGAAGAGATCACCGAGACGCTCGAGCTTCCAGAGCCGGCCATCCCGACTGGCGACCTGCAGCCCGTGCCGGAGCCGGCGAGCGCCGAAGCCGACCTGGAGGCAGACGACCTCGCGAGCGCCTTAGTCGCGCCCGACGCGTGACGCTCGCAACGCCCGACTGGGCGGAGATAGTGCAGGCGGCCATCGCGTCGGCGCTCTTCGACACCCACACGGCGATGCCGGGGCAAATCGTGGCAGTGCACACCGACGCGAGCGGCCGCGGCCAGCTCGCCGACGTGCGCCCTTGTCTGCGCAACGCGCTGGCGATGGCCGACGACGCAGAGGGGTTTGCGCCCTTCGTCGAAGAAGACCTGCCAATCATCCCGCGCGTGCCGATCGCGTTCCCGCAGGGCGGCGGCTTCGCCATCACATGGCCGCTCGCCGCCGGCGACTTCGTGCTGCTCGTGTTCGCCGAGCGCTCTATCGACCAATGGCTCGCTACTGCGTCCAAGAGCCGCCAGGTGGCCATCTCGACGGGCGACCTGGGGACACACACGCTCGACGGCGCCGTCGCCCTACCGCTCGGCCCGGCGCCCTTGGGGCACCTCCTAAGCCCGGTGTCGTCGACCGCCATGCGGCTCGGGTCTGATACCGGTAAGTCGATCTACGTCACGGCGAGCAAGGTCAATCTCGGCAGCTCGGCGCCGACCGACTCGGTCGCGCTCGCCAGCAAGGTCGAAGACGAGCTCGCCCGCATCTCAGCCGACCTCTCGCGGCTCACCATCGCCACCGAAACGGCGATCGGCGCTGTGCCGGGCGGAGCCGCAGCCAAGACCGCTTTCGCCGCTGCCGTCGGCTCGACCGCGCTGCCTGCGACCAAGGTGCCATCGGACCCGGGCGACGTAGGCTCAACCGTCGTCGCCAGCGACTAGTTGCTCGAGCGACCAGTGCACCGGTGCACCGATTCGCCGGTGCTCTTGCGCTTCGGTCGACTCTGCCTGTACAGCCCGGCGTGACCGACCTTGCGCTCGACCCGCTCGACGGGGACATCGTGATCGCTGGCGGCGACCTTGCGCTCGTCCATGGGGCCGACGCCGTCGCCCAAGACATCAAGCTGCGCGTCGCCTTGTTCAAGGGCGAGTGGCCGTTAGACACCCGGGTCGGCATCGACTACCGCACGCTCTTCTTTGAGCGCCGGCCGCCCGACCAAGTCGTGCGCGCGGTGTTCACCCAAGTGCTGCGCGAGACGGGCGGCGTCGCCAGCGTCGACCGGCTGCAGATTGGCTTCGCGCGCGCGGAGCGCTCGCTCAACATCTCGGCGACCGTCACGACGACCGCCGGCGAGGTCGTGCCGGTCTACCGCGACGTGCTCGTGACACTCGACGCATCGACCGAGCCCCAAGACATCGCCACACCCGCCGGCACCGTGGCGCCCGCGCGCTTCAACGGGGGTTCACCGTGAGCGGACTCACCCCCGAAGGCTTCGTCGCCAAGACAGTCTCGGAAATCATCGCCGAGCTGCAAGCCGCCCAGCGCTCGACCGTCGACGGCTCGCTCAACACCAGCGCGACCGGCGTCATCGCCAATCTCAACATGAGCTTCGCGCTCGAGCTCGCCGCGTGCTGGGAAGCCATCGCCGAGGTCTACGACGCACACGACCCTGTCAGCGCCGAAGGCATCGCGGCCGACGCCAACGGCTCGCTTGTCGGCGTCCCGCGTCTACCGGCGACCCAAGCGCTCGCCACGCTGCAGCTCACGATGGCGCCGTCGACGCTCGTGCCGAGCGGCAGCGTCGTGTCGGACCCCACGCGGCCTAGCGTGCGCTTCGTCACGCTCGAAGACGCACTCACCTCGACCACGTCGACAAGCGTCGACGTCGCTGCCGCCGCCGAGACGGCCGGCGAGCTCACGGCCGGCGCCAACACACTCACCAAGATCGAAAGCCCGGCATCCGGTTGGACAGCCGTCACAAACCCACTACCGGCCATCCCGGGGCGCGACGTCGAAACCGACGAAGAGTACCGCATCCGCCAAGCCGAGCTCCGCGCGACCAGTGAGGGCTCGACGCTCGACGGCATCGTCGCCGACGTCGCCTTGCTGCCTAACGTGCTCACCGCGAAGGGTTACGAAAACGTCTTAGACGTCGTCGTCAACTCGCTGCCGCCGCACTCATTCGAAATCGTCGTCTCCGGCGGCAACGACCAAGTGATCGCGCAATCCATCTGGCGCAACAAGCCGGCGGGCATCGAAACCTACGGCACGACGAGCGTGTCGATACTCGACAGCGAGGGCGTGACGCACACGGTGCGCTTCTCACGCCCCACTGAGAAGATCGTCAACGTCACCTATTCCGCGACCACAGATGCGAGCTACGTCGCCGCCAGCATCCGTGCGGCGCTCGAGCAAGCGAGCGTCGACCCGACGAGCCCGGCGCACTTCGGCATCGGCGAGCCGGTGTATCTCGTGCGGCTGCTCGCCATCGCATCCGAAGTGCTGGGCGTCGTCAACGTCACGCTCGACATCGCGCTCGCGCCGGCGCTGCCGCCCGATGCGATCCCGACCTCGCCCGATAACGTCTTGCTCGTCGGCACGCGCGAGGTCGCGACCTTCGCCGGCGCGACGTGGGTCGGACCGTGACGCTCACGCACAACCCGGACGTGGTGACCCAAGGCCAAGCGCTGCCTATCTACGACCTGCGCACGCCGAAGTTTCTCGCGCTGCTCGCCACCTACCTCGAGCAAGTGCAGCAGCTCGAAGACGCCATCTATGATGTCTTCGTCGGAACGATGCTGCCGGGCGCTGAGGGCGACGCACTCGACATGCTCGGCGAGCTCATCGGACAGCCGCGCGCCGGCCGCGACGACTTTACATACAAGCTCTGGATACAAGCGCGGATCATGCTCAACAAGTCGAGCGGCAGACCGCCCGACATCCTCGGAATCGCACGCGCCATCATGCCGCCGGGCGGCACTATCCTCCTCCAGGAATACTTCCCCGGGGCGTTCAAGCTCGAGCTGCTCGGCCTCACGTTCGCAACCACGGGCGTGCAGCTGCGCCAGCTATTTCAGGAGGCGAAAGCAGCGGGC